ACATTATTGGACAAACCTTTTCGTCATCACCGAATGGGAACGTCTAGAGCGTCGCAACATCCAGCAACTTTCAAGCCAACCGTTGTACTCAGATTATTGCTGTTGGATGCACACCATCCTGAAACTTAAAGGCGAGCAAGTTGGAGACACTTGGCGCGACTGGATTAGCAAAAACCCAGACATTGAGATCCTGCCAGTATTGGATGAGACCGACACAAACCCCACCGACGCGGCACCTACCGCCGCCAGTTAGCCGATCTTTTGGTGGCGGTCGGTTGGTGGCCGCCTCACATCCTGTTTGACTCACAAGACCTAGCCACGGTCATTACTGTGTTGAATGAGCAAAACAAACGGAGCAAATGATGAGCGGAGTCAACACAACTATTGAGATCGCTGGACTTAAAGACGCTTTGAAAACGCTTAACAAAATAGACAAGAAACTTCGCGTCCAGATAACCCGTGACTATCGGAGCATTGTCAAACCCGTCATCACAGACGCCAACAGCCTCATCCCATCAGGAGTCCCGCTGTCTGGAATGGCCCGAAACTGGACAACCAAATCAGGCTTCCAAATGCTTCCATGGCAACCAGGCCACAAACAGAAAATCGCCGCAAAAATCAACACTCGAGCAATCAAAGAGTACGCCGGCAGGACTACCAACGTCGGCACGTTCAGCATTGTGTACACATCCGCTACGGGCACCATGTTTGATATGTCTTCGCAGGGACGTTTAGGCGCCGCGCTAACAGCACGATATGGGAGCCGTTCGCGAGTAATGTGGAAAGCATGGCAACAGAACGAGTCAACTGTGAACTCTGAGATGGAAAAACTCGTCAAGCATGTCATGGATCTAACCAATAGGGAACTCGCCTAATGGCTGTCGTAATCCCCATTGTCTCCGAGTTTGACGGCAAGGGCATCTCCAAAGCGATCAAACAGTTCAAGCAACTGGAAACCAATGGTGAGAAAGCACAGTTCGCTATTAAGAAAGCTGCTATCCCTGCGGCTGCCGCGCTCACAGGTCTTGCCGTTGCCCTCGGTGACGCAACCAAAGCCGCCATGGAAGATCAACAGGAGCAAGCTGCACTCGCGCTAACCCTGCAGAATGTGACGGGCGCTGGAGCCAAACAAACCGAACAAGTAGAAAAACAAATCTCGGCTATGAGTCGAGCGTCCGGCATTGCTGATACCCAGTATCGCGCAAGCCTTGAAGCATTGGTGCGCGGAACTAAAGACGTGGATCTTGCCATGAAGGACATGAACCTTGTCATGGACATCAGCACGGCACTCCAGATGGATAGCGCCACCGTCGCTGACGCGCTTGCTAAGGCCTACCAGGGCAACTTCAAAGCGCTACGCACATTAACGCCAGAGATGGCCACCATGATCAAAGAGGGCGCGACCCTTGACGAAGTGATGAACGTGCTAGGCGGAACCTTTGGCGGTGCTACAGCAAAGAACGCTGAAACCGCTGCAGGCAAAATGGACATCCTCAAGAACTCCATTGGGGAAACCAAAGAGTCAATCGGTGCAGCACTTTTGCCAGTTGTTGAGGCCGTGTTGCCAGTCTTGCAACGGTTCGCTGATTGGGCACAAAACAACCCAGACGCATTCCTGGCTATTGCTGCCGCCATCGGCTTAGTTGCCGCTGCAATCGTTGCCACCAACATCGCTATGGCGCTTAACCCATTTGCTCTGATTGCTGCCGGCGTTGCTTTGCTGGTTGTTGGTTTGACGGTGGCATACAAAAAGTTTGAGTGGTTCCGAACAGGCGTGAACTTTATTGTGAACGCTTTGACGGGCTACTTTGAGTCTGTTGCCAACGCTGCGATCATGATGGTGAACGGGGTTATTCGCGCATATAACGCCATCCCATTGGCACCGAATGTTGACACAATTGACCATGTAAGTTTTGGCAGGTTAGGCCAATCTGCGGTCAGCGCGGCAGGTCAAATGAACCTTCCCAAGATGGCTAACGGCGGAATCGTCACGTCACCTACCTTGGCGCTGATTGGTGAAGCAGGCCCAGAAGCAGTTGTGCCTCTTGGCAAGGGCGGCGGGATGGGTGGCATCGTCATCAACATTTCAGGCGGACTTGGAACATCTACAGACATTGCAAACGCCGTTTACGAAAACCTGCGTTTTTACAATCAGAACGTGGGCCCGTTAAGAATTAGAACGGCCTAACCATGGCAAGCACCATCCCGAACTGTGGAACCTACACCATTGAAGCATTTGCTTTGGGCGCTAACCCGGTCAACGCTTTCATCCTCGACTCATCAGCGTTGGACTCCACAGCTGTACTCGCTGGGGCGGTCTGGTATGACATCAGCCAATACATCCAAACTGTGCAAATTATGCGCGGTAGGCAAAACCCGTTCCGTGAACCGTCCTGCAACCCTGGTACTGCGTCATTCAAAATCTATGACCCAAACTTCTATTTCTCGGTTGTGAACACGGCCAGCCCGTATTACAACACCACGGACGCTCGACTGTCAATCGGCGTGTCAACACCTGTGCGGATCAGCCGAAACGGTGAATACCTGTTCTACGGGCAGATCACCACCTACGACCAAAACATCCAGCAACCAAACTATTCAACCGTTAACGTCACCTGCTCCGATGAAATTCAAAGGTTTAATAACATAAAATTGAACGCGCAGTCCACATCTGTCCAATCATCTGGGGCTCGCATCAACGCCGTCCTAGACGCTGCAGGTGTGCTTACTGGTGCAGGTGAGCGAAACATTGCAACAGGTGTTTCTACTATTGGCGCGGTCAACATTGAGCAAGGCGCCGCATTGCAGGACTATTTGCTTCGCATCCAAAACTGTGAATACGGACGAATGTTTATTTCACGGTCTGGCGCCTTCACCGCCCAGCCTCGAGTCCAAGCCGAAATCACCAACCCATTAGCAACCTTGTCCGATACTGGCACAGGGATTGACTACGACACTTTTGACATAGCGAACACTTAACATCATGCCTGATTACACCATTGGAGTTGCCGAACGGATCGCATCGCTACCAGATAGCACCGCGACGTCTAACTCGGTTAACCGTAACTACTTTCAGGAGACCAGCCAATCGGTGGTCAACGTGGTCAACGTGGCAATTGCACCTGCAGCGCCAACAGCTCTCGATCCGACACCAACAACCACCTATGCAACAGCAACAGATGAAAACAGTGTTGACACGTTCGGAACCCAAGAAACCCCTATTGTTATTACCCTTTTGGCAACCATTGAGGATGCTGGCGCGTTAGCCGAATATCTGATCCGTGGTGTCCCGGCTTACTGGTTTAGCAACCTGGCTATATCTCTGAACACGTTGTCTGATGCGAACAAGGACATTGTTGCAAACCTTGAGATTGGTCAGCAGATTGCGGTGACTAAGACGTTCCCTGCTGGTGTAGTTCCGCAAACGGTGACAGAGTATTTGTTTGTTGAGGGGATTAGTCACAGCATCACGGTTGAGAGTCATGTGGTCACGATTTATACGGGCCCTGCGTCATTATATTTGCAATGGGTTTTAGGTAATTACACAACCACAAGCACTCGAACCAACCTTGTTTCTAACCCGAGTTTTGAGGTTGACACAACAGGCTGGACAACTACCAGAGTCACGTTAACTCAATCATCAACATACAGTTATTCAGGATCTTTTTCAGGTCTCAGCACGGTGACAACAACTGGGAACGCATCAATCACTTCTCCGTTCATTGCAGTTACTACTGGCGTAGATTACACATTGTCGGCGTATTGTCGTTCATCAATATCCAGGAGTACACGCGTTTATATTGCATGGTATAACGGCGCGTCTTTTCTTTCTAATTCGTTGGGCACTTTGTCTGCCAGTTCAACTACTGGATTTACAAGATTTTCTGTGACTGGAACAGCCCCAGCAACCGCAAATAACTGTTTGGTCGTAACACAACATTTGACTTCACAAATAGGCGATTTGCAATACTGGGACGCGTTCTTGCTTGAAGCCAGTTCATCAGCGCTGCCATATTTTGACGGAACCTACAAAGACGCCTACACCGATTACACGCTCACATTCCAAGCATGGAACGGAACCGCCAACACATCAACCTCAACAACCGTCTGGGGCCTCAACACATCAGGCACAGGATCAGCTTTAGGCGATACCACATACGGTCTCGCATAACCCACTAACCTAGGAGACAATATGGCAAAGCAAACTTTCAGCACAGGGCAGGTCTTAACCAGCGCCCAAATGACCTCGTTGCAAGCCAACGACTACAACCAAACAGTCAGCGCCAAAACCGCTTCATACACCCTCGCAGCTGCCGACGCCGGCACACATATCACAATGAACGCTGCAACGTCCACGACGGTCACGGTGAACACGTCGTTATTTACAGCTGGCGACACACTTCGAATTACAAACATCGGTGCTGGTACTTGCACAATTACTGCAGGAACAGCAACCGTCAGTTCTGCTGGCGCCCTTGCTTTGGTTCAATATGCATCAGGAATCCTTTATTTCAGTACCGCGTCTGCAGCAATCTTTTTCCCAGACGCAAAAACAACAACCTCAAAAATTCTGCAAGTCCAGAGCGTATTCAAAGCTGATGCTTTTAGTTTCACAAGCACTTCATATATTGACGTAACAGGTTTATCGGTTTCAATAACTCCGACATCTGCTACAAGCACCATCCTTTGCATAGGTCAAATAAACACAGGTACTTCAGCGTCGGAGTTTGTGACAGTTCAACTAATGCGGGGTGCAACGGCAATCGGCAACGGTACTGGCGGCACGACATATAACGCTATTTCTTCAAACGCTTTTCAAGCGGCTAGTGGTATGTGGACTACGCCGATTATGTTCGTAGATAGTCCTGCAACAACATCGGCAACCACGTACAAATTGCAGGTAAAAACTTCTGCCGGCACTTCCTATGTAAACCGTCGAGCATCAGACACCAACTTTGGCGGTTCATCTAGCCTTATCGTTATGGAAGTAGCAGCATGATCGACTACGCAGCAATACTCACAAGCAAATACCCAGGCACTAATTGGACTCTTGACGGCACCGAATACGCGGGCTTGACATGGTTAGACGAATCAACAAAACCAACACAAGCCGAACTAGACGCCCTTTGGCCACAAGTCAACTATGAAAGCCAATATGAGGCGGTAAGCAATACACGCCACAAGGAATACATCAAGACCAGCGACCCGATCTTCTTCGAGTGGCAACGTGGCACCAAAACACAAGCCGACTGGGAAAACGCAGTACAAGCAATCAAAGACGCAAACCCATAC